CGGGGCCGAAGCCCCGCTGTGGTCAGCGCACGACGTAGACTTGCAGCAGCGCGGTCGCCGTGCCGTCGCAGGCACCCGTCAGCGTCATCGCCACGTCGTATTCCTTGCCGGGGTCGGACGTGAGCCCGAGGCATTCCCAGACGCGTTTCTCGGCGTTCGTGATGAGGCCACCCGTCACGCCGGACTCGAACGTCTGATCGGCACTCAGTGCCGCCGACGCCGCGCCGCGCGTGATTGCACCGTCCTTGAGCGAGAACGAACTGGCGAAGTAGGTCTGATCGACCACCGCGCCGCCGTTGGTGCTCGTCAGCAGGTCATACAGGCCGATGTCAACGACGGTCGTCGTGCCCGCGTCGGCCGTCGTCACGAGGCGCATCGTGTCGACGTAATCGCTCGACCGGATGCGCCCGAAACGATAGGTCGAAGCGCCAGCGGCGAGCGTCGCCGCCTGCGTGTCGCCTGACGTGATGGTGCACAGACCATGAACGGCGCGCGTGATGCGCCCGCCGTCGATGCCGATCGTGTTCTGCGTGCGCGGAATCGCGTTCGCGTTCGTGACCGCCGCGCTCTTGATTGCAACTTGTGCCATGTCGAAACTCCTTGTTCAGTGGTTGCTCAGGCTTCCGAGCACTTGATCTCGACGACGCGCTTGGCGTCGCGGCGCACCGCGCCGAAGTGGCCCTGCCCGTACACCTGCCACGGATGTCCGCGCAAGTCCTGACGCTGGCTCACGGTCGTCTGCAAGCCGCCCCAGGTCGCGAACGTCATGCCCTTGGCCGCGAAGATCGGGACGCGCCGATAGCTCGAGCTGTCCGTGAGCAGGCGGTTGCTGACGACGAAGTTGATCGACAAGAAGCCGCTCACGTTGCGCGTGCTCATCACCTGACCTTTGAAGAAGTCGCCGGACGTGACCTCGATCTCGTTCATCAGGTTGCGCTTCTGCTTCGGCGAGATGACGCAGTAGAGCTGCTCGGCGTCCAAGTCAACTTCCTGTTCCTCGAAGACCTGGATCGCGTTTTGCAGCTTCTCGACGTTCAAGCCGGACGCGGTGCCGCCGATATTGACCCCGACCTGCATCGCCGAAGAGAACTGATCGACCACCGCGCCGCTTTCGCCCATGTTGCGATCGGCGAAGAACGCGCGGATCGCCTCGTCGTCCATCTTGCGGTTGATCGCGGCGACGACGCCCTGCACGTACTCGCTCTGCGGATTCGCGTTCATCTGCATCTGCTCGATGCTGTCGAACGGGATCGCCTTGTCGAAGTGGCGCGGGTAAACCCACGGCCGGTTGTGCTTGGGCTCGCCGAACACAACGGGGTCATACATCCCGGTGCGCTCGTCGGCCTCGAAGGCGTCGATCTGGTTGACCGCCGTCGCGGCCTTGCCCTCGCCGGTCATCGGCGTGAACAGCGACGCGACGCGGGGCGTCATTTGCTGCGCGAGCAGCTCGACAGCAGATGCGTACTGCTGCGTGTAGAAAACGTTGGATCCAGCAGCCATTGCGGCCTCCTAAGGTGAAAAGTGGATGAACATCGGTCTGTGTTCGCCCGGCTTGTCCCTCGCGGGGGCCTCGCTTGCGCATGTCGTGCGCCGGTTCGGGCCGTCTGTCCGGCCTGCCAATCGGGGCCTGCTGGCTTATCCGATGCGCGCACTATAGGCACGCGGCGCGGAACGTTTTCCAAAACGAAAAACCCCGCCGCAGCGGGGCTTGTGGAGCGCGTCGGACTACTGGTTCACGCTGGCGATGATGCGATCGAGCTTCTGCAGTTCGGCCCACTCGGCCGACGCTGGGTTCATCGCGCGCTTGCCCCATTCGCGGTCGGCGATGAGTTGGGATCGCCGCGACCGCGCCCCTTCGGGAGTCATGCCGAAGCTTCCCATCTCGCCGATCCCTTCGGCCCCATGCTCGCGCAACATGTCGCCGACCTTCGCAAGCGCCTTCATCGTCTTCGCGAAGCCGGATACCTTCTCCAACGCATCGATGTTCGCTGCGTCGAGGCCAAGATGCACCGCCGCGCGGCGCGCGAGTTCACGGCGCATCTGCGCATCTGGGCCGACGCCCCAATCCTTCTCCAGCTGTTGATGCTCAGCAGCAAGGGCCGCTTCCTGCGCCGCGTCTTGCGCCGAGGTACTGCCGGCCGCCTGCTCGTTCCACCACGCCGCGAGGGCCGCGCCCTGCTTGGCTGACAGGCCGAGTTCGTGCATCTTGGCCGACGCGAGCTTTGCAAATGCGGGGTCCGCGCCTTCGGGAACCGGGAGCTTGTAGCCGTCCGCGCTTTCCGGCCGGCCGAGCCGATCGAACACCTGCGCCCATTCCGGCGCGTCTTCGGTCGGCGGCAATACCACCGTGCGCCCGGCACGGTCGGCGCCGACCATCTTCTCCAGGTTGCGATAGCTCGTGATGGCGTCGGCCGGGCCTTTCCAGCCCTTGGTCTCGACGTATGGGGCATCTGCCTCCGTGAACCATGCGGCGGGTGGCGTTGTGGCGGGTGGCGTTGTGGCGGGCGTGGTCGTTTCGGGTTTGCTCGTTTCTTCAGTCATCGTTCGCACTCCGGTTGTTGATGATGGTGCTGATCTGGTCGGCCGACAGGTTGCAAAGGGCCGTGATTCGGTTGAACACGTCGCGCCGGCCTTCGGCGAAGGCCATCGCGAGCGCGTCCGACTGCTGCGTGATGTTGCTCACCTTGAGCGTCGGCCGGTTCGCGTAGCAGTAGCGCGCGAGATCGCGCAGGACAACCTCCGCGGCCGGGCCGAGATCGCCGCCGCGCGGGGACGTCCAGAATGCGCGCTGCCACCATCTCGCGGGCGTCTCGTTGGCCTGCGGGCGCAGGAAGATCGCGCGGTAGCTGAACACGCGCGAATGCAGCCGCGCCCGGGCCCGCTCGGCGGCGTGGTCGAAACTCATACGCCCGGCTGGCCGCCGCCGGCCGCCTGCATCCTGGCAAGGTTGGCCGCGGTCTGCGACAGGGCCGGCGCCGCCTCAAGCAACTGCGCGGCTTGTTGCTGGCCGGCGCGTTCTTCCTTCATCGCCTCGATGTCTTCCTCCGAACGCATCGCGCTGGCCGGGTACCCGTTGATTTCGGCCAACTCGCGCATCGTCTTCGGGATGTTGAAGGCATCGAGCGCCGACGGGTCGATCTGCGCGAGCGGGATCGCCGCCTCCAGCGTGCGCGTGATGGCGATTGCCTCGCTCGCACGCATCGCCTTGCGCATCGGCGACGTGTATTCGATCTGGTATTCGCCCTGCGCTTCGATCAGCTCCGGCGGCATCGGCGGCAACTGGCCGGCGTCAGAGAGGATCTGCAACTCGCGCTCGGTCATCGGCCCCAGACCTTCGGATTCGAGCCGTCCGCCGATCGGCGACATGATCGTCGCGCGTTCCTGCATCAACTCCAGCGCCTGCGTCGCGGTCATCTGCGGGTTCTCGACCAAGGCGCGGAATACGTCCATCATGAACGCGCCGGAGATGATTTCGCGCTCCTTGTCCATGAGTTCGATGCCCAACTCGACCTTGGCGCCCGTCAGCAGCGGCTTGACAAGTTGGTTGCCCTGCGGGTCGAGCCCGCCATAGTTCATGTGCCCAGGTGCTTGCGAGAAGACGCCGAGCACGCCATCCTCAGATGCGAGCATCGGCGGATCGACGTTCTTTTGCGCCGCTCCAAGAACGCTGCGTTTCATGGTGTTGAGCGTGCGGATATTCGACAACGCGAGCCACGCCGGGGAGCGCCCGTAGACCTCGCCGGGGCTCGTCATGTAGCGCAGCACAGCGAACGGCCACGACTGGTAGCCTCCTTCTTCCAGCTTGTGCTTCTCGCTCGGGATGAAGTAACACGAGGCCCACGGCCAGCCCATGTAGCCGGGCTTGTCGGGGCTGTACTCGTCACGCGGCATGACGACGTGCGCGACCTCGATTTGTTCGTCGGGTCGCTTGGCGAGCACTTCCTGCAGCTTGGCAGGCAGTTTTCCGGGCCAGCGCTTTTCGATATTGCGAACGGGCCAGCGCCAGCAACGCATGACGGTATCGACCTTGCCGCCCTCGCCTTCGCAGATGTAGGTATTGCCCAGGTGCAGCGACCGATAGCTCAAGCGCTGGCCCTTGATGTCGTCGTCGATGAACATCAGTCCGGTGCCGAAGACGAACCACTGCAACGCGGCCTCGCCCATCTGCGCCTCGAATGCGGCGCGCGGCGAATACCGGGCACGGAACAACAGGTCCGTCATGTTCTCCATGTAGACCTTGACGCGATGCACCTTGTTGAGCGCCTCGCTCGTCGTCGACAGCCGCTGATAGCGCTGATTGCTCGGCCAGAAAAACGACGACACGGCTGCGACCGCGCGCTGCGCGGCAAGCGCTGCGGTGCCGTCGAACATCACCTCCGTTCGGAGCTCGCCGGGGCTGCGCTGCATCCCGAAGTCGGCAGCCTGCGGGAGCACGCGCAACGCGATCTGCTGGAACATATCGTCCCACGCACCGCGGTTGTTGCGCGCATGCTCGAAACGCCGCAATAGCGCGTCGAAGTCCATCAGCCGCCCAACAGGACCTTGGACGCGGTAGCCGGCGCCGGACCCTGGTTCACGATCGCCGACGCCCTGCCCTTGCGGCGACGCAAGGCGTCATAGGCTTCTTGCTGCACCGCGTCCGTGTCTTCGATGACAGGCGGGGGCGGCAGCGGGGCCGCTTGCGGCACCTTCGGGCGCAGAAATGACATTGGCTTTGACCCCAAACGGTTGCGGATGCCTGGATTGTTGCGATCTGGGGCGGAACGTTTTCTATTGCCCCACAGCGGCGCCCAGGTCAGGCGCCCGCTCAGGCAGGCCGGGGCCGGGCGCCCACCACCACTCCTGCCCCCACTGCTGCTGCGTGCGCCGCTCCATCCGGGA